CATCACAAACAGACAATGCTAAAATAGCATACTTCGCCCCAACATTTGGACAAGCTCGTGATATTTTGTGGCAAGAACTCAAGAAAATAGCAGAGCCTATAATAGTTAAGATTAATGAATCTAGACTGGAGATTATAGTACGCTCACGATTTCCGAAAAGAGACCACATAACTAATAAAATTGAAAGAAACGAGGCAGGCGAGCCATACTTTGGAGAATCAACAAGCCAAATAATGCTCCGTGGGTGGGAAAGCGTATCGACTATTCGTGGACAATCCGTTAATTTTCTAGTACTTGACGAAGTATCTAGTATGAAAAACTTTAACACTTCGTGGAAAGAAGACGTCATCGCAACATTGACCGACCATTCAGCCCCCGTTCTCTTCCTCTCTACCCCTAACGGATTTGACCACTTCTATGACTTATACAATCTTGAAGCCTCTAACAGTAACTATAAATCATTTCACTTCACATCATACGACAATCCGCATATAAAGAATTCGGAAATAGACGAGCTAAAACAAACTATGACAGACGATGAGTTCGCTCAGGAATACATGGCGGACTTCCGAAAAAGGACTGGGCTTGTATATAAAGACTTCCAGAGGAACTATAACGTATTCGACCCAAGGATTGATAAACAATTTAAAAATATACGTACCACTCATTCTTTTATTGGGATTGATTTTGGGTATACCAACCCCTCAGCTTCATTGCTAATTAAAAAAGACCAAGATAGCAACTACTGGATAACCGATGAACTTTATGAAACAAACCTAACAAACACTCAACTCATTTCCAGAATGAAACAAACACCATTTAAAATAACAAGAACAATATACGCAGACCCCGCTGAACCAGATAGGATACAAGAATTTAAACGAGCTGGTTTCTACATGCAACATGTCATAAAAGGGCAAGGCTCCATAGTTAATGGCGTTCAAAGGTTGCAAGAATTATTGAAAACAGGTAGAATAAGAGTATCTAATACATGTAAGAACTTAATAGCGGAATTTGAAACATACCACTACCCAGAAAAGACGATGAACCACAACGATTCAGAAAAGCCGATAGACGAGGATAATCATGCATTAGACGCCCTCCGTTATGCACTCACCACCCATGATCCACATTCCCATTCTGGTGGTCGTAAACATTTTGGGGAAAGTATAGGAACAAGAAAACCGATCGGAATGGCAAAAGTTGTTGAAAAAACTAGGTCAATTTTTAGAAAAGTAACATAAAAATATGAGTAACATAGGGGATATAGCTCAACAGGAGGTAGCATCATTTAAAAACAAGAGCGTTTCGCTTACTTCTGGTGGAAAATTCAACCAATATGACACCATACAAAGAATAATAAAATATTCTAATAATGAATTCTGGGATTGTAGTAATCCTGATGCCTTATTTTATCAGATTGGTAACAGTAGGAGGGAATTATACTCAAAATCGATTGATGTAGACTCTAAGGAGTTTTACCCTATAGGAATAGGTAAGACAAACTGGTTTCAAGCATGGATATTAAGAGTACGATTTAAACAATGGGTTAGAGAAAACAGATTTTCATTGACACTTGACGAGGTTTCATCCGACATTTCTCTTTTCGGTAGTTCTGTCTGGAAAAAATACACCAATGAAAGCGGTATAGTAGTAATAGAAAATGCTGACTTAAGAAACCTGTACTTCGACCCAACAGTAAAAGACATTATAGATACCCCTATTGTAGAAATACATTACATGACAAAATCAAAGATAATGTCATTATGGAAAGATAGGTATGAAGAAATAATAGAAAATGCTTCCACTGGAAGAGATGAAGAAAACAACGAGGCTGAAACAACTGATATTAAATATAGAATATATGAAAGGTGGGGAGAATATGAAGATAGATATTATCATTATATAGGAACTGGTGGCGGAGACAACAGTATTGAAATGGTAATGGATGAAATAAAGATTAAAAACGGTAAACCAAAGGATTTTCCGTATTATGATTTTCATGGAGAAAGAATTAAAGGAAGATGGCTAGGACTGGGTACTCTAGAAAGATTATTTCATATACAAGAACAAGTTAACACTCTAGTAAATCAAAATAACGAAGTGAACAGTATAGCCTCTCTATTGCTTTTTAGAACTAATGACGGTAACACAACAGGAAACTTACTAGACGCAGTCGAGAACGGGCAAATAATCGACTCAGAGGACATGCAAGAAATAGGTGTATCAAATAGATTTTTACAAGGGTTTATTTCACAGCTTAAGGTGTTAGAAGAAAAGGCTAACGAATTATGTTATATCAATGAGTCTATTTCAGGAGAGACACCCCCCAGTGGTGTACCATTTAGGTCTTTAGCACAATCATCAAGAGCGGCGGTATCCACATTTGCATACATTAAAACTGGAGTAAATGAAAAAATGGGATATATCCTACAAGAAGAGATTATGCCTTCACTTGTTAAAGGTTTTAATAGGGAGGATATAATAGAAATATCCGAGGATGAGAACGATATAAGATTATATGACCAACAAAAGATTAAGGCTAGAATAGAAAAACATAAACTAGATAGAGCTAAAAAGGGTTTCATTATTTTTGAAGAGGAGTTAGAAGAACTTAAATTAAAAGAAATAGAAAATTTACAAACAAATAGAAGAGAGGAAAAAATAGGAAAAAACTTTTTTGATTTTGAGTATGGAATAGCAATAAATCCAGCAAGTGAATCAGTAGACAAAGCGGCTAAGAACGCGGCTATAGACTCCGCAATATCAATGATGATTTCAGCTCCAGCAATAGTAAACACTCCTATATATCAACAAAAATTAGAAAGTAACAATATACCACCATTCAGATTAACAGTTGAGGAACAGGCACAAATAGAACAACAAGGAGCAGGTAAACCATTACCACAAGCACCACAGGACAACTTATCATCACAATCAGCTATTTAATATGAATAAATATATAAAAAACATGCTATCCACAAGAGGGTGGATAGAAGCTGAAAAAATATTCAATGAAGAGATTGAAAAGATGAACAATATTGAAATAGACGAGTCAATATCATCAAAGGAATATAAAATAATTTCAATAGCTAATAAAAGAGCTGTTAAGCATTTTACACAAGCATTAACAAAAATAACTAAATCAGCTAAAGAATTAAAATTAAAACCAATAAGTTATAAATGACCGCAAAGTCTCTAAACTATTATTAACTAAGTGCGTTATGGCTAACAGATGTAAACCATAAAGCGAGAAAAATATGTCAGATGACAAAAAAACAGTTCAAACTTCTGAAGAAGTTCAAGCTAAGGTGATTGAGGATTTCGGTTTTAACCCAGAAACTCAAGGTGAGCAAATTGAAAAACTAACTAACGAAAGAATTGAAAGCCAAAAAAATCTTTCAAAGACTATCGAACAAAAGGCGAGGTATCGTGAACAATCAGTTAATGCTGGTATTATCGATTCTAAAACTTTTGAGCCTATTGAAAAGAAGCCAGACGGCACAATTATTAATAAATCTAATACAGAACAAGGAAGTCTTAGTCGCGAAGAAGGAATATTTTTTGCCAAGGGTGGTGATGAGAAAGACTTACAGTATGCTAAAAAAGTGGCAGAACTGGAAGGTATCTCTTTATCAGAGGCTATGGGTAGTGAATTTTATATTAACAAAGTTGAAGCTAGAAAAAGTGAGGAAAAAGTAAGTAGTAACCAACTTAGAGTTTCAAACGGAGTGCAGATGAACGAAAGCCATAAAGAAAAGCCAATAGGTGAGATGACAAGAGAAGAACACATGGCTAATATCAAAAAAACAGTTCCAGATTTACACTAATGTTTTCCTAGTTCTTTAAAATTATATGGCAACAGGTGCATTTCCAACAGGATCGGAGAGTACAACTACTCTCGACGTATTGATTCCAGAAAAATGGAGTCCTAGAATGAATGATTTTTACAGAGCAAAATTAAAAGCAGTTAGCTTTTTTACTGATTTATCAAGTGAATTAGTAGACGGTGGTGATGTTTTGCATGTTCCGAACTTAACAGAGATGACAGCACATACCAAAACAAACGCTACAGTTGTGACCGTAAATAATCCAACTGAAGATAAAGTTGACTTAACAGTTAACACTTGGAAAGAATGTTCTTTTGCTATTGAGAAAAGAGAAGCACAAATCGTTCTTAAATCTTATAGAATTCAAGAAACTTACGCTAAGAACGCGGCTTATACAGTTGGTGCTTTGTATGAAGATGCTATCTTGGCATTATTCCCAGCTTTTTCTCAAACAGTTGGAACAAGTGCGGCTGCTTTAGCAGACTCAAATATTCTAAAAGCTTTACAATATCTTGATGACGCTGATGTACCTACTGATGACAGAGCTTTCTTTATGACACCTAAACAAGTTAGGTCAGACCTAGGAGCTATCGATAAGTTTAGTTTATTGGTAAACACATTAGGTGCGGATCCAGTATTGAAAGGTCATGTAGGTTGGTTATATGGTGTACCAGTGATTATGAGTTCAAGAATTGGTGCAACACTAGGTAGTGCTAATTCAGCATTGGTTCACAAAGATGCTATTATCCATGCTTCTACTATTATGGATGTAGACACAAATTACGTACCACAGTATATGTCTTGGTTGACTACTGCTGATGTTATGTATGGTGTAAAGGAAAATAGAGATACTTCAGGGGTATGGATTAAAACAAGTGCACTTTAGTATAAACAATTTAATTAATATATAATTGTTCCTCTTTGGAAGTCAGTTCATGCCGACATTCCAAAGATGGCATGAAAGCAACTATGAAAAAAACAACAATACAACTAATAGAAGATGAAGTAGCGAAAGCTAGTAACTTTCCAGATCCAGTTATAGAATACAACTTTGACAAACTACCAAAAAATGTTACTAAAACATTATTTTTTGGTGTACCAGCGAAGTTTAACGCTAATAAAAAAGAAGGGACTTGTGGCATAGTTTATAAATTAACATAAAAAATATGACTGTTAAAATAGCTCAAAACCTTAAAAAGGAGAGAATATTTTTAAATAAAAATGGAGAAAAAACAACAGAAGAAGGCATGTTTGGTCAAGTGGAATCTAACTTGGGAACAAATCCAAGAACAGAAACTAGCGAACAAAAATAAAAACAAGCCAATTAAAAAAAGAATAAAAAGATTTGTATGAATGTATATATGGTAAATGGTGCCTATGCTGGTTGTTGTTATATAAGAATAATGCTACCTGCTTTTCATGAGGGATTTAATGCAAACAGGTCATCTATAGTTTCTAAACTAGACTCTCCAAAGGTGATGCAAAAAAAGTTAGCAGATGCTGATATTGTAGTTTTCCACAGACCAGAAAATAAGGAATACTATACACTAGCAAAATTACTAAAAGAAAGTGGTAAAAAAATAGTAGTTGATAATGATGACACTTTTAAGATAAAAGACTTCCACCCATTAGCACAATTCACGGCTGATGCAGTAGGAATAAAACTAAAAGATAGGGATGAGGCAATGGATAAATTCCTTAAATTAGCAGACTTAGTTACTACAACAACTAAAACCTTATCAGATGAATATAAAAAGCTAAACAATAATGTAGTAATTCTACCAAATTGTGTAGATGAGACAGACTGGGATAAACCCAAAAGGAATAA